CGGCATCCACCATCGCCTCGGCGTAAATACGGCATTTCCCTAAGGGAGATATCTCGGTGTTTTTGATATTCCAGTGAGCGAACTTCATAACCTCAAGCACGGCAATAACATCCTTCTCCCGCTCTTCAGCCGCGATCTGCTCGGGCGTGCGGATGGGGCGGAAAGAAACCTCACCGGGACCATTACCTACTACGCCGGTCTGCTCTCCCCCAAGATGCGGCGGGAACATAACGACTTCGACAGGACAGTCATGGTAAGGAGTCGTCACATATCGAATCTCACACTCAAACCAACCACCGCCGCCGACGTTGTATTCGCACACCGTCCCTACTGGCGGCAGGCCTTCGCCGGTCCATGGTGCTTTTGAAGCTGGGCGCCTCTTCAACTTGGCCGCCTCTTCATCGGTCAGCACGCCGTAGGTCATCCACTCGCCGTTGGTTTTAAGAAACTCCCATTCATTGCCGCGCGTGCTCTTGCGCATGAACGCCGGAAGACATCCTTTGCGCTTGTCGTAATGCGTTGCACTAGGCGCTTCATTCCAATTGATCTTCATGCTGCCACCCCATTGGTATTGGTTATTTGTCGTTCGTCAGGTACGGGCAGCGGCCCTTCCCCATGTCGTACAGCCAGCAGCCAATGCGATCTTCGATATCCTCGCAATCGCTGTCGTGATCCTTGCATACCGGTTCGCGCGGCGGCGCTGAATTCTCAACATCAACCACTTCGATCAATTCAATCATGCTGCTGACTCCTTCGCTTGCCATCCACCCACCGCAGCGAACACCTTCGCGGCCTGGGCTTCTGGTATTTCCACTTCATCCGGCACCGCCAGCCATCCTGACGTCACGACCTGATTCGGATTGGCGCCGGCCAGGAAGTCGTCATGCACCTTGGCGATCACGTCGCTTAGGTGCGAAGCCAGGTACACGCCTTGCGGTGACGCTTCCTCACAGCGCAGATACTGCACACCGTCAGGCGCCTGGCACATCACGCCCACAAGGATCGTCCATCGGTGCGCAATCTCACACACCGCATCAGCAATAGCCTGCGACGGCGCAATGCTCTTGGCTGACTTCCAATTGATCAAGCCCTGACGCTCAGTCGTCTCGATGCACACCACCGCGACGTGATTCGACTTCAGCAGCGACCTGAGTGAGCGCTCAACCCTGTGTCTCGGGTTATGCGCTTTACGCTTACTCATCGTAAAACCTGCTCAATAATCATAAAAATCCCCATTTCTAGATCGAAAATGTGCCTATTTCATCAAAGGCATTATTGTGCTAGGTAGCCGATCAGGAAGCCGGCGAGCGTTGCAGCTGTCATAACTGCCAGCCAGCCTATGCAACCTTCCCGGGTTTCTTTCGCGTCTTGGGCGCGGCGTTCCTCGCTGTATCCACTCATGGCTCAGCCCTCCTTGCTCATGGCAAACGCGACTGCACTGGCAATCGACTCGCCAAGCGATTCATCCACATTGTCAAGGTCAACGACCGTTCCATATGGGTCGATCAAATCAACGCTCCCGCAACCGTTCTCAACACGCAGTGCAATCTCCCATCCTGATGGAAGTGAGCCAGCTGCAATCTGGATTTGCTGGTAAAGCTCCGCTTGAGGCGTCAGCTTCTCGATGATCTGCACGGCCTGGCGGCAATCACCTTGCGCGCACTCCAGCAGCGCGGCCAGACGCTTGCTGTCAGGATCGCCCAACGCCACCACCAACTGCGCCAGACCATCCGGACGAATCTCCCACTTGCCGGCCTCAGCGCCCAAGCTCTCGCCCTGCGGGTTCTCCAGCTCGATGAATCGGCAGCCGTCCTGATCTGGAAGGCGGTCGCAGACTAAGTGGACCGTGGAGAGTTTCGAGCGCAGCGCCTCGTTCTCGGACTTGAGCTGGTCAACAACACGAACGAGCGCGTCACGGCTATCGACAACTGACCCAAGCGTTTCGCCCAGGGCGCGGCCGACATTGTTCGACACGTTAAGATCGGAGATCAGCGCCAGCACTACATCGGGACTTGCAGCGAAAACATACTCCGCTTCATCCACGGCCCGGAAGCTCAGCTGTTCCACCGTGTACCATTCAGGAAATTCAGATTTCGCTTCCTCAGCCAGTCGCTTCAGTTCGCTATGGTCGCTCATAGCTTCACCTTCAGGCCGGCTGCCTGCGCCATTATCCGCACATCATCCAGCCACATCGCCCAATCACCACAATCGTTCGGGCTGAAGCATCGCGACAGGTCGGACAAGTCAATCACCAGCGATTCGCGGGATGCTTGCCAGGATAGCCATGCCGATTTGACTTCAGGGTAAACGTAGCCGCCATTGATAAACTCAAGGTCATCGCCTACCAATCCAAGCCATGCGCTGGTAATTGCCCACGCCTCAAACTCTTCCCGCATCTTCTCGTTCATTTTGAATCCCCATTCAATTTCGTTGATGTCAGTTCTTCGCGATAAAACCGATCAGAAAGCCTGCCGCCGTTGCGATGATCATGACCATCAGCCAGCCGATCAAAGCGACCTTTTGCTCTGATCTTTCCCTTGCGGTCTTCCAGTCCTTGAAGGGCTCTTCACGGCTCGCTGGAGTTGAGGCGGTACGTTGATTCGTTTTCATGCTTAAAACCTCTCAGGTTTGAAGTGCAGGGCATTGCCTGACCGTTATCAGTCGATACCCTTGATGATTTTGTTGTGTTCGTGAAGTTCACGCTCACGTTCGGCCGCTTTTTCTTCAGGCGTCATGGCTGCCAGTTCCTCGGCGCGATGCTTAACCATTTCCTTCAAGCTTGCGAACTTCTTGCGATCCTCCTCCTTCGGCTTGACGACCTTCCCGGTGATCAGGCCTGCGATTGCTTGACTGGTTTTGCCAGGAGCTTCCAGGCACAGGCCTTTCAGATAAAGATCCGCCTTCTCTCGCGGGATTCGTTTCAACTGGACCGCCTTTTCAACCGCAGTAACTCGGCGCTCTTTGTCGAAGCCCAGCGAAACGATCCACTCAACCGGCCGGTTGATCTGCCGACTTTCCCTTACAAGTCGCTCGTAGGCGGACATGAACGCCATGCGCGCGCCGACCTGATCGCCCTCATCCATGATCACTTTGGCGACGGCCATGGCCTGCTGAATCTCCCAGGTCATGACCGCTGTTCCGTATTCGTCAGACGACTCAAGCCCCTCGGCCCATGCCTCATCCTTGGCCAGCCGCCCATCCTCTGCCTGGCAGCGCTGAATAACATCGGCGACCGACAGCCGACCCTTCACCTCACGGCGGCAGGCCCGCAGCGCGCGCCCCAGCTCTGGAAGCGAGTAATCAGCCAAGTCATCGGCCATCATCATCGCGGTCGACGCTGTAATCACATTGCCCATGGCTTCGGCCGTCACGCAAAGCGCATCGATCAGCTGGCTCTTATCGTGCGAGGAAAGCATTTTGTGTCCCTCCTTCTCTCAGCATCCGCTTAGCCTCTTCGGCGGCGGTCATGTTGGATTGAGTGTTTTCCATCTGCCTAGCGGTTGTCCCGGTCATCTGGCGGCCAGTAGCCCATTGCGTTCGAATTGATTCGCACTTGGCCACCAAGTTGCCAAGGTCGTGCAGCGTCCGCAGATAAAACGCATCGTTGATCGTCACGTAGTAAAACGCGACATCGGGCGCCTCTTCAGCACCAAGGCGCTGAACTAGCTGGGCCACCAATGCGTTCGACTTGGCGTTGCGAACCGGCTCAGCCCCGTATCGGTTGAAATACGAATCGGCATACGCCCGCCATGTCTCCCGGTTTATCTCCTTCGCCGCTTCAGCCTCTAGATCTTTCGGCTTCCTTGGTTTTTTGGCCGGCGACGGAGCGACAGCGCTCGTCAAGGTTTTTGAATCAGTGTTAAGGGAATCAAGAGAGAGGGAATCAGGAATCAGAAGATCAAGAGAGAGGGAATCAGCCGGAGCGCTTCCGATTTTATCGGTATTCGTTCCGATTTTATCGGTACTGATACATCCTATTGATACAGAAGGAATTTCTGAGGCCGCCTCATTCTTGTGTGGGTTTTGATGTTTCGTGAAATTCGCGATCTCTATGTACCGATTTTCTCCGTACGAGTACCGATAAATAAATCCAGAATCGTGAAGCCATCCGAGCATGGCTGGCATATCCATGCCGTCACGGTACGGAAATAACTCAGCCTTGATTCTCAAAGGCCGATCTTCTAACCGTCCTTCGCGGTCAGCAAGAAGCCACAACCCTGAAAACAGAAGCGTGTAGATCGGATCTGCCACCCCAAGAATCTCGTTCTTGAAAAGAGCGGGCTTTATGTTGCGCGCCCGGGCCATTTCTCAGTCCTCACCGATCGCAACAAATTCACTGACCTTCATATTGAAGGCGGCTGCAATCCGCTCAAGTGTTTCGGTGGTAATCGTTTTGCAGCAGGCGATACGACTGATGTTCGACTGATGTATTCCCATCCGATTCGCAAGATCAGCCTGCTCCATGTCGTTTTGTAGCAAGGCAATCTTCAGAGATTTTCCAATATTCATATCTTCCCCTGGATGGTTCATAAGTGTGTGCCGGCACATCGTATGCTTCTTACGTTTTGTGATCAACGACTAATTAGTTTTCTTGTGATTGCCGTCCGTCAGTGTCGCTTGCTTGATCGCGCATACAACCCATACTTACATGGACCGGGCAACCGCCCGTGCCGCAGAAGGTAGGGCCTCCAGGAGGGAGCGCACTTGCGGCGAACGACAGCAGCAGGTCACACATCATGAAAACCATACTTGCGAAAATGTTTCAGGAAGCTGGAGATCTGGACGGAAAGCGGGACGACCTTGGCGCTCAGTGCATCGCGTACCTGGTAAAACACAAGGCCTTCACAGCCGATATTGCGGAGCCTCTGTTTGCCAAGGCTTATCAGGAAAACGGATGGTTGATGGGGAAGGGAAGGCCAAAAGCCGGCTCAGATCTAACGGCCGCTCCGCCGACGGTGAAGAACTACCTGAGCGCTCTGCGAAACATGTACAAATTCGGCCTGGACATCCGGGACTACAAGACGATGCGAGACATCAGGAACGCCGTAAATGAGGTCAAGGCAGCAAACCGCGTAAAGGCCGAGGTGATGCCTTCATTGGTTGGCGTCCAGATCAGCAAGGATGACATCCTGACCGGCTTCCTCGTTCACGATATATCGGCGGTGATCAAGCACCTGCCTGACAGTGAGCGCGATGAGTTCGAGGCAAAGCTTCAGCGCCTCCTGTCGCAATACACGAAGAAGGCACCGGCCGAGTTGAAAAAGGCAGCCTGATCAGTCGCGCCAAAAGAGCCCAGCCAAGCGCTGGGCTTTTCTTTGCCTGAGATTTATCTATCTCGCATCCTCACAAGCCTTTAAATATATTTCCAATGCTCGTTGACGCATTATCTGCATATTGATATTGTCGCCACATCGAAACGAACAACGGAGCAAGACGAGATGACCAACCAACAAGCGCAACTCAAGTCCCTTTGCGAAATGCTGGAAGACTTCAATGCTCGCGGCAAAACTGTAATGGCAGCCAAGACCGAACAGAAGATTCGCGAACTGCAAGAGGCCGCCGAGTCTGAACATGAAGCGCGCAGTGGCTGCTAACCAACCCCGCCCACATCAATCCCCTTAACTGGGGCTTTGCCAGTACAACAACCGGGAGAACGACCATGCAAGAACGCAGACGCACCAAAGGCCTACACGTCGCCGACTTCGGAAGCGGTTACCTGCGCTTCGTCGAGCCGCGTGAGATCCGCGAACTCTGGTACATGCTCAGCGAAGAAAACGTGCCGTTCTTGCCGATCCTGTTCCGTTAAGGGGAATAACCATGATGCCGATCTACCTTGAGCAGCGCTTTCATCTGCTGCTGGAGTTTGCCAAAGACGTGAAGCACCCGACGGTGGCGCGGGAGAATCTGGCGGCAGCCAAAGAACTGGTGGATACGCTGTTCGCCACCGGGCATCTGGATGCAGTCGAATCCCGGGCCTACCGAAAACTCTGCACGGCAGCCGGCATCATGGTCGGAACCGCGGAGCTGAAGCGCGCCGCGCACCTCCCAAACGTCAGTGACTGCGCCAACGGCCGCATGCACGACGCGCCGAAGAAAGTCGTTACCACTATGCCGGGCGGGTATATCGCCTGATTGGAGATTGAGATGAGCGAGTTTCAATTACACGTTCGGAATGGGTCCCGCCGGCCAGCTGGGGTAAAGAAGGATTCCATAGTTCACGCTCGTGGCGGAGGCCAAGAGATTGTTCAGCGCGCGGATCGTATCGATTGGAGAAATGTATCTTCGTGGGCATACACAGACAAGCCCGCAACCATAGTTGTCGATTATGCGGCATGCGATGGCGTATGCGACGACTGATGCGCACCGACTAACCCCGCCACTCTGGAAGCGACCATGAAGACCCAAGCCAAACGCTGCACCCGCAAGGAACTTGCCTATCTGTCGCACTGGCGGCTAAACGGCTACATGCTGACGATCGATGAGCCGATTCCGTTAAGCGCGCTGACGGCGCCGACAAAGGACGAGCCTCGGGCATCGTGGCTGCTTGGGATCGTGGTCATCATCGCGGCGCTGACTCTGTTCGGCGCCTGGTTTGGCAAAGCTGCGGGGATTTACTGATGAGTATTGAATACTGGCGAATCTGCCTAGAAGAGATTCTTGGCGATCACGGCGTTGAAGCCACGAGCGAGCAGATCGAGGCGATGGCAAAGGACTTCGAATCATGCGCAAGCGTACAGGGCGACTACTCAGCGCCGGTTGAAAACCCAGCCGTGCGTGAAGCTGCTGAGCTGAGCCGCAAGCTAAAAATCGAGCAGGCTAAAGTCTTCTGCGTGACCTGCAAGGGTACTGGTCGGCTGATCGAAATCATCAGCTCAAGCCATTACAGCGACTCGGACTGCTGGAAGTGTCGCGGGGCCGGGAAATTATGAAACCACGCAACCGCATCTACATCGGAGGCCCGCCCCTTGATCCGCCCGAAGACCTCGTAATGGTCAATTGTACCGAGTGCCACAAGAGCGCCTATTCGGCTGAGTGGTTTTCTAACCACGGTGATTGCCCGAGATGCGGAAAGCCGTATGCAGGGAAACAGAGTGAGGATTGATATGAGCGAGCCAGACGAGCAGCACGAATCAGAACATGAATGCCAAGGCTGCGGCATGCAATTCAACGGCTTCGGCACCCTGTCGCACCACACGGCGCGCTGCCAGAGAGCGTTGCTGCTTGATAGTGATGACGCTCGCGAGCTTGACGAGGTCTCCGAATGACCCTGGCTGCCTGCTGGATTCTCGCATCAATAACTGCGGCCGCGCTGACGTGCCGCCTGTTTCATAACTGACTATCGGAGGTTTGAAAATGAGTGAAGTGAAGCGATACAGCGGCAGTCATAACGATAACGGCCACTATGAAGACTCAGAGGGGCAATGGGTAAGGCTGGATGATCATCAGGCAACCGAGGCTGCGCTGCGGGAAGAGCTGGCCACGGCCAAGCGCAGCGAACACAACTCTGAAGTTGCGTACAAGGCTGCAATCGAAAAGCAGGAAGAGTTGCGGGAAGAGTTGACCGAACTGGAAGATGAGTTCGATACGCTGGAACACAGCAACATCAGTCTGAAATTATCACTTCAAGCCGCCGAGCAGCGGAATGCGATCCTTACGGCAGGGTTGAAGGAAATAATCACGCGGTGCAACGCTGGGTGGTCGTGTCATGCGATTGAGCTGACGGCTGAAGAAGCATTGGAAGACGCCGCACTCAAACCAACCGAATCGGCACGTTGCAGTAACTGCGATAGAGCAACTGTCGAGCAGTGCGATGACGCTGGTTGCGGCTTTCTTGGCTCGGGCAACGGTGCGCCGACAGATACAAAACCCACCGAATCGGGAGCAGGCGTATGAATGATCTGCCAATGCCAGCGGCGCGTATCCGCCCGGATGGTTCAAGAGTTTCTGTAGCGGATTCACCTTACGAGGAGGGCATGTACTTCGGGACTGTTGGTCTTCCAGAGTCAGATAACCCTTATCCGCGCACCGACAAAATGTCACGCAAGCTGTTCAGTAAGGGCTGGAAGGATTCTAAAAAATGACAAAGTGTCCGAAGTGCGGTACGTCGCCATTCCAACATTGGAATTTTGGCCTGATGCACAAGTGTCATATCTGCAACACGGCTTGGAGAGGGTGAAGCGAATGAGCAGTAAAATTGAAATCAGCCGGGAACTGGCATCGCTTCTATGCGGCGATACCGTTCAGTGCTGGGGTTTAGGAGGTAATGCGGCTAATCAGCTGAGCGCAATCCTCGCCGCCCCTGTCGTCGAGCGCCAATGTTCGGAGGTCGATCCGCAATGTTCGGAGCAGCTCCGAACACAAGCACTCGCGCCCGAACTCGCCGAACTGCAAGCCGCCATCGCACGGCTGACGGCGGATCTGAAGATTCGGGATCGTGAGCTTGAGATAGCCGCCGAGTACCACAGTGATTTGCAAGTAGAGAACGAGCGGCTGAAGGGTGGGCAGGGTGAGGCGGTGCTGCAGGCCCGCGAGATCAAAGGAGAGCCAGCAACATGGGAGGATATGGACGACTTCACGTTTAGTGTCTGCCGCACTGACAGCCACATGTATGAAACTCGAATCCTTTACCGCCAACCAGTCTCGCAGCCCGCGCCGGTAGCGGTGCTTGGTCTTGACGTATTTAAGGCCCTCGAAAAAGTCCGTGGCGCACCAGTCCTGACGACAAACCAATGCTATGACCTGGCTCGCGAGTTGAACGCCTGCCTCGACAAGGTCAAGGAGCTTAATCAATGAGCGAGCGCATTACCTGGCAGTCAACACCGCACGAAAACTACTACCTGCTGACCTGCAAGCGCGGCGACCTTGAGCTGTTCGAAATCATCGAGCGCCTGCGCTGGGCTCGCGCAATTGATCGCGTGATGCTGTTCAAGCGCGCCATCGAAACCATGACTCGCACCATGCACAACGTTATTTCTGCTGGAATCGAATAAAACAATTGCCATCATTCGTGGTGGCAATTATAGTGGCAACGCAGCGCCAATCCGGCGCCTGATAATGGGGATTATCGAATGACCAGCAAGACAGAAATCGCAACAGTTCCGACCAAGGAAAACGCCCTGGCCGTGTTCAGTGCTGCGCAAGGCCTCGATCCATACCTGGCGCATATCCGTGAAGAGATCGATGGATTCATTCCTGATATCACCACCAAGAAAGGCCGAGAGGCTATCGCCTCGATCGCGCACAAGGTCGCCCGCTCAAAAACCGCGCTGGACGATGTCGGCAAAAAGCTGGTTGCCGACCTGAAGGAAGTCCCGAAGCTGATAGACGCCGAGCGCAAACGCATGCGTGACCTGCTAGACGCTTGGAAGGACGAGGTTCGCAAGCCCCTGGACGACTGGCAGGCAGCAGAAGACGCCCGAGTTGACAAACTCCAAAACGGCATTGATTGGTTCAAGCTTCGCACCAACGAAAACACCGACCTTGATGCTGAAGAGCTGAAGACTTCGCTCGCTAAGGTTCAAAGCATCGTCGTCGGTGAGAAGTGGGAAGAGTTCGAAGCCGAAGCCCATCGCGCCAAAGCTGCCGCCATTGAATCGCTGGCCGCGCAACTGGCCAAGCGTGAGAAGCAAGACGCAGAGCAGGCCGAACTTGCAAAGCTGCGCGCCGAATCCGAAGCTCGCGAGCAGAAAGACCGTGAAGAGCGCATTGCCCGTGAAGCCGCTGATAAGGCGCGCACTGAAGCTGAAGAGAAGGCCCAGCGCGAGCGCGACGAACAGGCGCAAAAGGCTCTTGATGAAAAGAACGCCGCCGAACGCCGAGAACTGGATCTGAAGCTGCAGGCTGAGAAGGCCGAACGCGAAAAGCTGGAAGCCAACCAGCGCGCCGAGCAGGCCGAGCGCGATTCCGCTGCCAAGGCTGAGGCCGCTGCACAGGCCGAGCGCGAGCGCCAGGCGGATGAAAAGGCAGAGATTGAGCGCCAGGCAAAAGAACGCCAGGCCGATGTCGAGCACAAATCGAAAGTCCTCAAGGCCGCCAAAGATGCCTTCATTGGCATGAACATCAGCGAAGAGCTGGCCAAGGCCATCGTCCTGAAGATCGCCCGCGGCGAAGTACCGAGCGTCACCATTTCCTTCTGAGTAACTGACAATGACCCAAGAAATCATCATGCCGGAAGAGCGGCACCAATCCATCGCGATCCAGCAACCAGGGCAAGAAGTCAGCATGCTATCGACCATCAGCCGGCTGGCCCTCGATCCGCGCTGCGACATGGACAAGCTGGAACGCCTGATCGCGCTGCAGGATCGGATGGAAGCCAAGAGCGCGCTGGAGGCCTTCAACGCAGCGTTTGCCGAAATGCAATGTGAAATGCCGTCGGTGGAGAAGCGCACGCAGAACACGCACACGAAAAAGATGTATGCCGACCTTGACGACATCAATTATGCGGTGCGCCCGATCATGGCCAAGTTCGGTTTTGGCGTGTCTTTCAAGGTAAAAAACAACGACGGCGCCGTAAAGATCATCGGGATTCTGATGCACAAGGCCGGGCACCGCGAAGAAACCGAAATGATTTTGCCTCTAGATAAAGGCGCCCAGCGCAGCGCTGTCCAGGAAGTTGGGTCGACCACCACCTACGGCAAACGGTACGTCATGTGCGCCCTTCTGAACATCACCAGCGGCGACGACAACGACAACGATGGATACAAGGCGCCGACCGATCCGCTGATCACGCCTGCTCAGGCCCGCCAGGTTCAGGGGCTTTTGGACAAGTGCAGCGAAGCGGTTCACGCCAACTTCGAAAAGATGTACGGCGACCCGGGCCAGATTGCGAAGTCAGCATTTGACGGCGTGGTGGCCGGCCTCAACAACTCAATTTCAAAAGCGGCAAAGGCCGCACAGGGGAACGCATAATGGGCATGCAAATCATCCGTGACTTAGAACAAGGATCGCCCGAGTGGCACGCGCTGCGCACTGGCATTGTGACCATGTCCGAAATCAGCAGCTTGCTGGTAGACGGCAAAGGTGTCGAAGGCTTTGGTGTAGGAGCAATCACCTACATGAACATCCTGATTGGCGAGCGCATCACTGGCGAATCGGCGGATGCATTTGAAGGAAACAAGCATACCGAGCGCGGCCACGAGCTGGAGCCGAAGGCACGCGCCCTGTACCTGGCGCAAACTGATCTTGAGTGTGATCAGGTGGCGATCATCCTCAATCACGGCTGTGGTTACAGTCCTGACTCGCTCGTAGGCCCGAAAGGACTCAACGAGATCAAGACAAAACTCCCGAAGTTTCAGGTCGACATCATCCTTTCCGATGAAGTTCCAAAGGAACACGTTGCCCAGTGCCAGGGCGGTTTATGGCTTTCAGATCGGGACTGGATCGACTTCATCAGCTATTGCCCGGGCATGCCGCTGTTCATCAAGCGCATGGAGCGTGATGAAAAGATGATCCGCAAGATGCAAGAGCGCGTGAAAACCTTCTACGAGATCCTTGAAGATCGCATGAATCGCGTGCTGGGTATCTGATCGTGGCCGACCTTGCCCTTGTTCGCTCTGCCAACGGCCTGGTCGGCGCAACCGATGCCGACCGTGAGCTGATTTCGAAGATGAAATACGGCGCCACTGTTCACGGCGACTTCAAGAAAATGCGCAACGCGAAGTTCCATGGCAAGTTCTTCGCCCTGCTGGCCCTGGCGTTCGATTACTGGGAGCCCGTCGGCGGACTGATACCACGACAGGAGTTGCGCGGCATCCACGGGCTGGCCAAGTTCTTCGAAGCCCAAAGCGGAAAGCCTGGACAGCTCTCTGATGCAGTTGCGGCCTACATCGAAGGGCTTGAGCAGTCGCGAGCCGAACGATTTCCTGTAGTGGAGAAGAGTCGCGAAGCATTCCGCGAGTGGATCACAGTAGAGGCGGGCCATTTCACGCTTGTGAAGAGCCCAGCCGGCGTTGAGAAGCGGCCGAAGTCGATCAGCTGGTCACGCATGGACGATGTTGCGTTCGAAGCGCTTTACAAGGATGTATTTGCCACCTGCTGGCGCCTGGTCCTGCAATCACATTTCGAAACCGAGGCGGAAGCCATGAATGCAGCCGAACAACTTGGAACATTTGCATGAGCCAGAACAGAATCACCAAAGCAGCACGCGGACGGGATTGCATGGTGCGCATCCCCGGCATCTGCAACGGAAACCCTGAAACCGTAGTGCTGGCGCATTACCGATTGGCTGGCACCTGCGGCACGGGCATGAAGCCGAACGACCTGCAAGGTGCATGGGCCTGCTCAGCTTGCCATGATGCGATTGACGGCCGGACAGATGCCAGCTCAATCAGGGATTACCGGCTTTACCACGCGGAAGGTTGCTTCCGCACGATTGACACCCTGGTCCGTGAAGGGATTGTGAAGATCTAGAGCTTGATGGCAATTATGAAAATAATGCTGGCTAAGTGGTTGACTTGAGCCGTGATGGCAAAGATACTGGCCTCTCTTTATAACACCTCACCAAATGGGATTTACGCCTATGAACCTGCAAGAAAAAGAACTGATCGAACAAGCGCGCATGATGAACGTCCCTGCGCATGAATTTTCAGCCAAGTTCATTGCTCGCGATCTGGTCGAAGCGGCTCTGACAGCTGTTCGCAAGAACACGAAGCTGAAGGAAAACCAAGAAGCCAAGCTGATCGACGATCTGAACGACGCGGTGAAAGATCTGATCAGTTCGGCGGTTGCCGTGATCGCTGCCAATGGCCGATCCGCAATCGTCACCACCGTGAAAAGCGTAATGGTGGCCGGCAAGACCATTCGTGTTGTGTCTGATGTCGACACCAGCGATCCGCAGCGCCACGCCCTGACCGACACCGTCAACCACCGTGCGCTGCTGGTGCTGGCGCCGGACGAATACTACGACGCACTCGACAGCAACAAGCCGCAGAAGGACCAGAACGATTTGCCTCTGGAGGCGGAACCGGAAAACCCATTGGGCGCCCTTCAACAACTGGCCGATGAAAACGCTAAACAATGGCCGGACGACCTGGCCAAGCCAGCTCCACTGACCCCGTATGAACTGGCTTTCAATCACGTCACCGGTGGCGGCGATATCAGTGCGAAGGCGATTCAGACCGCTGCTGGCGTGAAGCGCAAGGACGTAACCGACATCATCCTGGCCCTGGCCGAAAATGGCGTGATCAGCGCTCCGGATGACGAAGGCCTGCGCACCCTGCTTGTTCCGACTATGACAATCGTTGACGAGTTCGCTGAAGTCTCCGACAAGGCCATTGAATCACTGAACAAGTCCCAGCCATTCAACGAAGACCAGTACCTTGACGCCGTGCTGATGGTGCAGCGTGAACGCAAGGTCAGCATCAGCTTCATCAAGTCGAACTTTTCCGTCGACGAAGAAACCGCCGAAGCCATGATTCTGCGCATGGAGCAGGACGGCGTGATCTCGGCACCGAACGACATCGGCGGCCGCGCCATCTACGACTGATCACCACCGGGGCTTCGGCCCCGGCTTTATCGGTGTGTGATCTGTAGTTGGCCTCGGGGGATCAGGGTCCATTGCAGAAGCGATGCGGTTGATTAGGTAGCGCTGCCGAAGTCAACGTAAGTCTTTTGGGTTCGAATCCCAGCCAGATCGCACAACCAATACAGCCAAACCAATGGGGAAACATCATGTGTAACTGCCACAGCGAAACAACAAAAACTCTGCGCGAACACGTAGCCAATCAGTTGCCGGCCGGCGCAACAGGGCTTGATCTTGAGCTGCAAGGCTATGTTTTCAGCCTTGGTGGCGCTGACGGGCTGAATCACCGTGCTGCGATGCCGGTTGCAATCGAGTATCAGGCTCCAAAGAAAACTGGCGGCATGAAAACCGTAAAGCAGAAGATCTCTATGCGCGCCACCTTCTGCCCGTTTTGCGGGGTGAAATACGACAAGGGCGCGGCGTAATGCCAGCGCCCAGCTTCAACCCAATGAAACACCTGCGCAGGGCCTCGGCCTTGCGTGACAACCACATTGCCGAGCGCATCAAGGCGCTGGCCGAGGCGCTGCCGGCGAGTCGTATCGCCAACATGCTTGGCATCAGCAGAACAGAAGTCGAGCAAATCGCAGCGCGCCACGGCTTCGCATTCAACGATCCACAACAGGAAGAGGCATAACCATGTTCAATGGCGAATCCCGCATCGCAGATAAGTTTGTAGTCCGCCTGCCCGACGGCGTGCGCGAGAAGGTCGCCGAGATCGCGCGCACCAATCACCGCAGCATGAACTCTGAAATCGTCATCGCCCTGGAAAAACTGATCGATGACGCAACGCATGTTCCGAACTCCGGCCCGCTGGCTCAAAGCGCGGCAGAGATCCGAATCCTTGAGGCTTTCCGCAAGCTTTCGTCTGACAAGAAGCTGGCAGCTCTTGTAATCCTGAGCAGTGACAAATGAACCCGGTCTTCAGGTATCTGGCCGTCTGCGCCTCGATGATGGTCATCATGCTGGGCTGCGCAACCGTAGGCTGGACGTTGCGCGGCTGGCGGTGTGATACGGAAATGGCCAACTACAAGGCCGAGCAGTCGAAAAAGGCCGGCGACCAGCGCGAGGCCAGCCAGGCTATCGAGATCAAGCAGGAAGCCACAACCGGCCAATCAACCCAGCGCCTGGATACGCAACAGGCCGAACAGCAGAAGGAAACCGTCTATGTGCAAAAGCAGGTTATCCAGTATCGAGACCGCTGGCGTGATCGCTCTTGCAAGCGCTCTGATGATTGGTTGCAGCTCTACAATGAAAGCCTCTTCGGATCAGATCCAGCAATGCCCGAAGCCGGCGAAGCCAGATCAGCGCCTGCTAGCGCCGACATGCTACTACCTGCCGGTAGGAACTGACCCGGACGACACCGACGACATCGGCACCGTCACCCACAACAACCAGTGTGCACGCCAGAACCTGAATCTGCTGATCGAGTGGCAGAAATGGCACAGAGGGATCAACCAATGAACAAGCGTGACGCGAAGATCATCGCCGAAACCATCACTCGCGAGCAGCTGGCCGTGATGTTTGAAAAGGCCAAGGCCTCGATCATCGACTGGCGCGAGCCGAGCAACGCCAACCCGTGCATCACCCTGGGCGCCGCCTGGAACATCTTCTACCCGGTGTTTTTGAACTGCATACGCCTGAAGCCTTTGCTGATCCAGAACATGCTGTGGGTTTTCGGCGACTACCTAGCTGACGAACTGAAGCCAGCGAAGAAAGACCAGCGCAAGTCGCCGGCCATTAACGTATTCCACCAAGAGCCAGTGTTTGAGGTGAATCAATGAGCGCCATCGTTCTCGCTGCAATCCGTCGGGCTCTGATCGAACACCTGCCTGACCGCATGGATACCGTCGGCGCCCGCCTGATGATGCTGACGATCCAGAAGCAGGAAGATCCTGAAGAGCGCCGCTATCAGGTCGTGAAGCGCACCGAGGCGACAGCGCCAGAAAACGTTGTTGGTCAGCGCACGGCGAAAGGTCCGGCCCGCAGCCTGTGGCAGATGGAGTTGGGCGGCGGCGTGCGCGGCGTGCTGAACCATGACAGCACCAGCAATTACATCACCGACATCTGCATCAGTATGGACGTGACGCCGGCCGCTATAACCTGCTGGAACGCGATCGAGCAGAACGACGTGCTGGCCGCCTGCTTTGCCCGCCTGCTGCTGTGGTCGGATGCGCTGAAGATGCCGAGCATCAGCGATGCAGAGGGCGCCTTTGCGCTGTACCTCCGCACCTGGCGCCCGGGCGCCTACACCAGAGGCGATGCCGACCAGAAACAGGCGCTGAAAACCAAGTTCCTAAAGAACCACGCCGCCGCACGGCTGGAAATGAACATCCAATAACACAACACAAGTGGGGAATACCGACATGAGCATCACCCAAGAAGCCGCAAACCTGATCGCCACATTGGCCCATGCCGCCAGCCAGATCGGCAGCACCGCCGCCAGCGCGAAGATCAACCAGCTGATCGTCAGCCTTATTTCGTCAACCGACGACAGCGCTGAAGCCATTGCCGAAGCTTTGCGCCAAGACAATGCAGCGCTTCAGCTGGAACTGGCCGGCACGCAAAAAAGCGCTGGGATCATGGCGAAAAACCTGGCGCTGCTGCGCAACAAGATGGTGGACATCCACCAGATTGCAAGTGAAGCGCTTGTGGCAATCAGTGACAGCAACCCGAATATTGCTGATGACCTTCGCGAAATAATCGACCTGGCAACACCGATTGAAACCGCCATCGAAGCCTGACAAGCACAGATCCTGGCGCGTAACCGTGCCGGGATACCGCCCATTCCTAATGGGTGGCGAGGAATACACGGAGGCTGAAGCGCGGCAAGCCGCTGCGCTGATCTGGCCTAAAGCAGAATTCAAAATTGAGCCGGCATCGAGCAGGCCAACACAGGACAACCAGCATGACCGACCAGAAAACCAAGGAACTTGAAGCGCTTGAGGCGATGCAGCAGCTGATCAACGATCTGCCAGAAGATCGCCGACACCAGGTGCTGGTTTACAGCGAGGACATTCGCGACATCCTCAGCGAAGGCAGCGGTGATGCCTTCCTGGCCCTCACGCTGGTGGCATGTGAGTTCGCCGCCACCAATGCCCAGCTGGACAAAGACGAGGCCGAGAATGAACAAATCATCGCCGGATGAAGTTCGCTTCACGGTCCCTGGCGAACCGCAAGGTAAGGGCCGTGCACGGGTCGGCACCATCGCCGGCAAGGCGCGGATGTTCACCCCAGCGAAGACGGTGGCCTATGAGGGGTTGATTGCCATCGCAGCACAGGACGCCATGAACGGCGCCGATCTGTTCACCGGCCCAGTGATGGTCGAAGTTCTGATGCACTGCCCGATCCGTCCGAGCTGGAGCAAGAAGAAACAGGCGCAGGCCATGGCCGGCGAGATCTACCCAACCAGCAAGCCCGATGCCGACAACTGCCTGAAGGCCGTCTGCGATGCGCTGAACGGCGTTGCATGGAAGGACGACACCCAGGCCACCGACATTCACATGCGCAAGCGTTTTTCATCCACCCCGAGGGTTGAAGTAATCCTCACCCCACTATCGAAAGCTGGCAGCAGCTGAGGAAATACCATGAGCAAACTATTTATCGGAACAAAGATCATCGCAGCCATCGCAATGACCCGCCTTGCATACAACGCCTATCGCGGCTGGGAGTTGCCATCCGACGAGAATGGCGCGGACGAAGGCTATCTGGTTGAGTACACCGACGGCGGAAAGCCGAACCATCCGGATCATGCCGGTTACATCAGCTGGTCGCCGAAGCCTCAGTTCGATAACGCCTATCGCCCAACCGATGGAATTACCTTTGGCATGGCAATCGAGGCTCTGAAGCTTGGCGAGCGCGTCGCTCGTGCGGGCTGGAATGGTAAGGGCATGTGGCTTGTACTTGAACCGGGATCGATTGTCAGCGAGGCCCGTGTGGGCAGTGCGTATCATCGGGCCGGCATCACTGGCGCCTTCGCCATCAACGGACACATCGACATGAAGACGGCGACAGGTGAAATGCAGCCTGGTTGGCTGGCTTCGCAAACCGACATGCTGGCTGATGACTGGCAGATCGTTAGCGAGTAACATCGCCAAATCAACCAACGCCAGCGACGTGGCGAACAGCTGCCGCCAGCCCGCATCACGCGGAACCTCATCAGACAATCACGGGCTTACCCGGCGTTCACACCGCCGGGATTTTTTTGCCCAAAATTTGACCGCGACATTAGGCCGCCACTATAGTTCGCCCATCCCAGCCGGGCGTTCCCCCATTGCGCCAGTGGATGTGCAGAGGCCCGAGCTTAAAACCCTCGGGCCTTTGCGCGTCTGGGCAATACCAACTGATCAGGAGTCAGGCAATGGCTGCATACGAAGGCAAGAACAAGACGTGCGAGGGATTCCACCTATGAGCATGTGGGACGATACGAAGCTGGCGCTCGCCGGACTTGTCGGCGCAATCGTTGTTCTTCCCATTGAAAAGGAGTTAACGACCTGGCAGGGAAAGTTGTTTTTCCTTTTCTGCGGCGTGGCCTGCTCATACTTTGCAACCCCGCTCGCCGTGTACAAGTGGAGCATCATCCCGGAACTGGCCGGCAGTGTTGGGTTCCTATTGGGTGCGTTCGGAGGTTCTTTGCTCTCCGCCGGCATAAGGGCGGTCAAGTCAATTGACTTGGTTGCCCTCATCAAGTCCCGATTTGGAGGTGGCAACTAATGGTCAGTATTGGCGTTTTTGCCGTTGTATTAATCACGATTCACGCTTTCTGGTGCCTGCTATCACGCCGAGTCAGTGATGGGATAGTTGGCAAATTCCTATACCTGTTTCTGATTCTCGCCGCCCTTGGCGAGCTGAGCCGCCCCAACTCTCAGGTGGCGGATGCAGTCCTCTACTGCACATTCGCCGCCGTTGGCGTCAGGCACTGGTGGATGAAAACCATCTGGCCTCACGTCAGAATCTATATGGTCAACCGTATCCGCTGCGCGACCTGCCCGCATAAGGAAAAACCGTGAGCGGGGGCGTGATCTGTATCATGAAGAAAACCTGATAGGAAAATGGGGATGGGATTCGAACTACCTAAACGCTCAAAGAAGAACGAAGCCGGAGAGCCAACAGGCAAGCCGCGGCTGTTTTGCGAGTACTACATTTCAGACAATGGATTGAACGGCGCCCTTGCAGCAAGGAAGGCCGGCTACTCCGCGCGAAGCTCTGGCGCCACAGCCTATCGCCTGATCAATGACCCACTGTGCCAGACCTACATCGCCAAGTTGTCCAAGGAGCGTGCCGATCGCCTAAAGGTCGATTCCGACTACGTGCTGCAACGCCTGTACGACATGGACCAGATGGACATCATCGACATCCTTAACGATGACATGAGTCTGAAGAACCTGAGCGAGTGGCCGAAGATCTGGCGTCAATCCCTCAACGGCGTAGAGATCGCCGACCTGCTTGAAAGCGAAGGCGATGCACGCAAGGTCATGGGCGTGCTGAAGAAGATCAAGTGGATTGACCGCCTGAAAAACCTTGAGCTGCTGGGTAAACACGTCGACGTCGGCGCCTTCGCCGAACGCGTCATCGAGGAAGATGCCGGCACCCTGGCCAAGCGCCTTGCCGCAGCCCGCAAGCGCAGAGCTGAAAGCCAGTGACAGCCCTTGTCGAAATGAGTCGGCACGACCTTGAACTTGAGTTGATCGAGGACATGGCCGGCTTCACCCACGACCCGGAGGGGTTTGCCTATTACGCATACCCGTGGGGCGTGGAAGGTACGGAACTGGCCGAGGTGAAAGGACCGCGTGACTGGCAGCGGGAGAACCTGCAGATCATCGGCAAGCACCTGCAGAACCCCGAAACCCGCTTTCAGCCTTTGCGGATCGCCGTGGCGTCAGGTCACGGTATCGGAAAGTCTGCCGACATCAGCATGATCATCGACTGGGCTATGTCGACCTGCGAGGACTGCAAGATTGTCGTCACCGCAACCACCGAGAATCAGTTGCGCACCAAGACCTGGCCAGAGGTCGGCAAGTGGCGGCGTCTATCAATAACCGCGGATTGGTTCAACACCACGGCAACAGCCGTGTCCAGCAACGACAGCGAGCACACGCGCAGCTGGCGTGCCGATGCGATCCCCTGGAGCGAACACAACACCGAGGCATTCGCCGGTCTGCACAACAAGGGCAAGCGCATCCTCCTGATCTTCGACGAAGCATCAGGTATCGCTGACAAGGTGTGGGAAGTAGCAGAAGGTGCGCTGACGGACGAGAACACAGAAATCATTTGGATCGCTTTCGGCAACCCGACGCTGAACACCGGGCGATTCGCCGAATGCTTCACCCGGTACCGGCACCGCTGGATCTGCCGGCAAATCGACAGCCGCACCGTTGAAGGCACCAACAAAACAGAGATCGCCAAGTGGGCTGAAGACTTTGGCGAAGACTCCGACTTTTTCCGTATCCGCGTGCGCGGTGAATTCCCGAGGGCATCTGAATTGCAACTTATCCCGCAGGATTGGGTGGCCGAGGCCCGCAAGCGTCCGGTCTACAGCACCATGCACGACGGTCTGGTCATGTCGATCGACATCGCCAGGGGCGGCGCCGACAACAATGTGATCCGCTTCCGGCGCGGCATGGACGCCCGGTCGATCAAGAAGCTGAAGATTCCGGGCAGCGAAACCCGCGACACCACAAAGTTCGCCATGAAGGTCTGCACGCTGATTGATGAACACAACCCGGATGCCGTTTTCGTTGACAGCACGGGCGTCGGCGGACCAGTCGCGGACCAGATCCGCAAGCTGCGTCCAAATGCCAACGTGATCGACATCAACTTTGGCTCAGGTTCCCCCGACCCGAAATTCCTGAACATGCGCACGTATATGTGGTGGCAGATGCGCGAAGCCCTGCGCGCCGGCTTGGCCATCGAGGATGACCCTGAACTGGAGCGCGAATTGACCGCGCCGAACTACAACACCGACGCCAAAGAAATTGTGCACCTTGAGAAAAAGAAGGAAATCAAGAAGCGCATCGGCATCAGCCCCGATGATGCGGACGCGCTTTGCCTGTCCTTCGCCATGCCGATCATGCGCCGAGAACACAAGGCCGGCACCAACAGCGACGGCGTGCAAACGGAGTTCGACCCCTATGCAAGCTGACGCCATCGAGGTGAAGCCGTACCGCCCGGGCGACGGCGCGCTGATCCCGGTGGCCGAGGCCGACCCATTTGGGTTCTGGCTGCGCGAGATCGAATCGTCGGGGCGAGGCATGACCAGCTATTACAACGACGGACTTCTGGTCGCCGTGTCGTTTTACACGCTGGCTTGGGATGGCGTGGCCGACTCTTGCGCCCTGGTTAACCGATCCATCGCCAAAGGATGCGGCAAGGCCCTGGCTATGGCTGTGCGCCTGCGCATCAACGAACTGATGCAGAGCGACAGACTGCACCGCGTACAGGCAACCAGCGACGTCAGCGATCGCGTAAGTCAGGTATTCTTGCGTGCAATCGGCTACCGATACGAATCGACCATGAAGCGCGGAGCCCCTGACGGCAGTGATCTTTTCGTTTACGCCCTACTTGGAGACTGAGATATGAGCAAGAAAATCAGAAAGACCGTCGCAAAATACGACCTCGGCCACCAGTACGGAAAAAAGATGGGCCTGCCTGATCCCAGTGGCGATTTGTTTTACGGTTCAGATCGAGCCCTGTCGCCTACAGAGGCAGCCGAGAAGGCGGCCAAGGACGCTGCAAAAGCGGCCGGATCAGCAGACACCCCCGAGGCTGTTCCAGTAGCAGTCAGCGATGACACCATGGCCGCACGCGAAGCACAGAAGAAGCGCCAGCTCGCAGCGGCTGGGTTGTCCGGGACCATTCTCACCGGCTCGCAAGGCCTGTCGGCCCCAGCGTCCACATCCATGAAAAGCCTGCTGGGGAGTTAATCCGAATGGACGACAAAGGCAAAGGCCATAAAGGCAAGTACGCCGAACTTGAGCGCCTACAGAAGAAGGCCAACGCACTGGTCAATGAGCGAAATAAATCCTGGCTCCCGGTCTACAAAGACCTGCGCGCGTTTATCTCGCCCTACTCGGCACAGTTCGAAGGCGACATCACCAACTCTGGCGAGCGCCGAGATCAGCGGATCAACAACCCGAAACCGATCCGATCCAGCGAGCGACTGTCGGCCGGCATGTCGAGCGGCATGTCGAGCAAGTCGCGGCCATGGTTTGAAGTGGTTCGCCCGAAAGACGCAAAAGACACTATGCCTGTACGCCGCTGGCTCTACGCGGTGCAAAGCGCCCTGCGCGTAACGCTGTCCAAGACCAACCTGTATGAATCGCTTGAGCAGGTTTACAACTCGCAAGGGATCTACGGCACAGCGGCCATGTCGTGCGTTCCGCACAAAGACGAGGTGATTCGCTTCACCCATTACCCGTGCGGCACCTACTGCCTGGACACCAACGACCAAGGCGACGTCGACACCTTCTATCGCTGCGAGCAAATGACACCCCGGCAAATGGTGCAGAAGTTCGGCATCGACAACGTATCGGCACAGACCAAGGCCGCCGCCGAGCGTGGCGATATCTCCCGTGTCACCGTGCACCACCTGATCGAGCCAAACCCGGATGCCGACATGCGCTACGTCGACAACCTGTCGATGGCCTACAAGTCGACCTATTGGGAATCCAATGCTGGTGGCGACAATTGCGGAATCCTCCGCCGAAGCGGGTTTAAGCAGTTCCCGATTGCCGCGCCGCGCTGGCTGGTCACCGGCAACAACGTGTATGGGACCGGCCCCGGATACCAGGCGCTGCCGAAGTCACGCGAACTGCAAAAACTCGAGTCGGACAAAATGCGGCTGATCTCGCACCTGGCCAACCCAAACCGCACTGCGCCGGTCAGCCTCAAGGGCCTGGGCGGCGGATCGATCGTTCCGGGCGGCATCAACTGGGTGCCTGACAACCTGATCGGCATCGCCATGCAGCCGACCTATGTGCCCGACCCCAACGCCATCGGCAACCTACGCGCCGAGATCAACGAGTGCGAAACCGACATCGGCGAGGCATTTTCCGAAGACCTATTCCTGCTGATCACCAATCGCGATTCAACGATGACCGCGTATGAAGTGGCACAACTACAGGAAGAGAAGATCGCCATGCTTGGTCCGGTGATCGAGCGCAACGAGAAGGAACTGCTTGATCGCGTGATCACCCTGACCTTCGACGCAATGGTTGAGCAATCCATGCCGCACTGGATGGGTCTGCTCCCCGGCGAGCCGCTTCTTCCCCCGCCGCCTGAAGAGCTTCAGGACATGAAGCTGGACGTCGGCTATATCAGCGTGCTGGCCCAGGCGCAAAAGTCGGTAGCCACCGCTTCGATCCAGAGAGCCGCGCAGTTCACCGGGATGCTGATGGGCGCCGGCTTCCAAGACGCTGGCGACAAGTTCAATCCGGATGCGGCCCAAGACGAATACTACGACGCCATTGGTGCGCCGCCGACGATCCTCCGCGGAGAGGATGAGGTTGCCGCGATTCGCCAGCAGCGCGCCCAGGTTCAGCAGCAGCAGATGGCCATGGAACAGGGGCAGGCACTGGCGCAAGGAGCCAAGACCCTTTCCGAAACACCAACCGGTGGCGACACCGCGCTGAGTGCGCTGACCGGGGCCGAATGACATGGATGATGAGCAGATTTTGAAGAATCAGGCCGAGGCAAGTAGACTCGCAGCCAATCGCCTAAAGAGCGGAGCCCAGTACATGATGGGCAGCCGCTCCGGCCGCGCCCTGATGTGGCATTTGCTGGAGCAGTTCGGCGTGTTCAACGAAGGCTTCAGTGACAACGCGCTGATCATGGCCAGATCATCCGGGCGCCGCTCTGCTGGCTTGCAACTGATGCAACTGATCGACACCTTCACGCCCGAGAAATACGCGAAGATGACCGAAGAAGCCCGCGAAGACGCAATCACAAACCCAATGGGGGAAAAGTAAATGCACGGAATCAACGGATTACGAAAACTGTTCGGCCTTGGCCCGATGGAAGAAGCGCCAGCTGATGGCGTTCCATCTGGCGCCGCCGAGCCTGCACCAGCACCAGCCGCCGAGCCTGCACCAGCCAGCGTTGAAGGCTCAAGCCTGCTTGGTGATGCTCCGCCAGCCGCCGAAGAAAAACCAGTCGACGGCGAAGAAGGCGAAGAGGCCGAAAAGCCGCCTGAAGGCGCTCCCGAAGTTTACGAGGCATTCAAGGCGCCGGACGGCATTGAGCTTGATGAGTCTGTCATGCCGGAAATCCACGAGATCTTCAAGGATCTCGGCCTGCCGCAAGACAAGGCTCAGGAGATTTTCGAAAAGTTCCTGGGCATTCAGGAAAAACTGGCCGGCACGCCAGAGCAGCAAATGCAGCAGGCAGAAGAACAAATTGTCGCGCTCAACACGCGCCTGGCTGAAGAGTGCAAAAACCTGCCGGATATCGGCGGGGAGAAGTTCGGCGAGTCCCTGGCCACCGCTTCGAAAGTCATGCAGCAGTTCGGCTCACCTGAATTCCGCCAGCTGATTGCCTACACTGGCGTTGGCTCTCATCCTGAATTTTTCAAGATGATGGTTGCAATTGGCTCTAAGATGTCACCCGATAACTTTGTGCAAGGAGGCGAGCCGGCGAAGACTGAGCGCAGAGGCGAAGAAATCATGTTTGGCCACCTGTTCGAAAAGAAATGAACACCCCACAAGTGAAGAGGATTTAAACCATGGCATTGCTCTCTAGCGTATCGCTGACCCTGGCCGACTTGGCGAAACGCCAGGAAGGTACTGACGCCGGGAAGAAGATCGCGATGATTATCGAGATTCTTTCTCTGCAAAACGAAATGTTGCAGGACATCCCATGGATGCCAGGCAACGACGGCACCGGCCACAAGACCACCATCCGTTCGGGCCTGCCGACCGGTACCTGGCGCAAACTGAACTACGGTGTTCAACCTGAGAAGTCGACCACCGTTCAGATCCGCGATCAGACCGGCATGCTGGAAACTTACTCTGAGATCGATAAAAAGCTGGTAGCGATCTCTCAGGACAAAGAAGGTTTCATGATGTCCGAGAGCCGTGCCTTCCTTGAAGGTATGTCTCAGAACATGGGCACCCAGCTGATCTATGGTGACGCTGCCGTAAACCCTGAGCGCATCACCGGCCTGGCGCCGCGCTTCAACAGCCTGTCGGCCGAGAACGGCGACAACATCATCGACTGTGGCGGCACCGGTTCCACCAACACTTCGATGTGGCTGATCGCATTTGGCGACACCACCGTGCACGGCATCTTCCCGGCTGGCTCCGTCGGCGGCATTCACATCGGCGAAACCAAGGAAGAAACCCTGCTGGACAACCAGACGCCGCCAGGCAAGTACGAAGGCTACCGCACCCACTACAGCTGGGATGCTGGCCTGACCGTGCGTGACTGGCGTTACGTGGTTCGCGCCGCCAACATCGACGTCACCCTGCTGAAGAAGGACGCAGCAACCGGCGCTGATTTGGTTGACATCATGGTTCAGATGCTTGAACTGCTGCCGAACGAAACCACCGGCACACTGCGCTTCTACGTGCCGCGCGTTGTTCGTTCGTATCTGCGCCGCCAGATCAAGAACAGCAAAAACGTGTTCATCAACATGGGCGAAGTGGCGGGCAAGAAGGCCGTTATGTTCGATGACGTCCCAGTTCGCCGCATGGATGCGATCCTGTCCAACGAAGCCCGCGTGGTCTGATCCAGCGCCGCCCAGCAATGGGCGGCATGACCCTTTGCTTTCCATGATTGAGGAATAAACATGAGCATCATCGACCGCTTCCTGCAAGTCTCCAACAACCAAGCCATCACCGTGACCGCCGTATCCACGGACGTGATCGACGCTGGCGCTACCAAAAACGCGGCCATTGGTCGTGACCTCGGCGGCGGCACCCAGCTGTTCATGGAAATTTGCGTAACCGCAACCATGACCGGCGCCGGCACCCTGGCCATTGCCCTGCAAGACTCCGCGGACAACTCCAGCTTTGCCGATGTTCTGACATTGCCGCCGATTGCTTTCGGTAGCCTGGTAGTTGGCACTCGCCTGTACATCCCGCTGCCGGCCAAGATGCGCCGCTACATCCGCAACAACTACACCATCGCTTCCGGCCCATTCACCGGTGGCACCCTGAGCGCCCAAGTCGTCGACGGTATGACGGTTGAGCGTGCCTATCCTGACAGCCTGGCCAAAGTCGTTTAATCGACTGACTGCCGACGGTTTTAAGGAGTGGGGATTATGTCCAAGAAAGACAGCGGCACCGGCTTCATGGTGCAGGCAACACAGATGGGTTTTTTCGGATCACTGCGCTTTGTTGGTGACAAGTTCAAGGTGCAGAACGAAGAAGCCTTTGCTGCAAACTGGATGGAACGCCTGGAGCCGAAGGAAGCGGCAGCAGTGGAAAGCCAGTCGGCAGATGTTGCCGGTCTGGACTTCACCGTGAAGCATGTCCCGGCCGGTAACTGGGTCGTGCTGAACAAGGATGGCGAGCGCTTCAGTCGAGTATTCAAGAAGGATGAAGGCAACGCCAAGGAACTGGCCGAGCAGGAAGCTCTTCGGCTGAACGCTGGCGGCACACCGGTTATGCCGGGGCCGAGTGGCGGGGGCGCGGTTCCGCCTTTGCCAGTGGACGAAGAGGATGATTCTGATCCGACCCTTCCAGACGCTTAATCCACTACCATGACAGGGGCCGAAAGGCCCCTTTTCATTTGCGCCGCTGGAGGACGCCCCATGGCGAGCAAGATCGAGATCTACAACATGGCCCTATTTCACGTCGGCAGCACGTCGAAAGTGGCCAGCGACACCGAACAGAGCATGGAACAAATTGTGTGCAGCACATTTTATCCGACTGCTCTGGACGCCCTTCTGTCTTACAAGTCTGCCGACTGGGGGTTTGCCACAAAAAGCGTAACGCTTGCTGACATCGGAAGTCCGCCGACGAACTGGCTCTACCGCTACACCTACCCGAACGATTGCGTTCGCGCCATTCAGATTGTCATCCCGGGTACGCGCAGCCCAGCCGAAGGCCAGCAAATCCCGTACGACCTACAGCAGGGCGATTCCAGCCTGACGATCGTTACGGATATGCCAGAGGCTGAGCTGCTTTACATCGCCCGAGGCCTGCCGGCTGAGCGCCTGCCATCGCCATTCGTCATGGCCCTGTCGTATCAGCTGGCCGCGCTGATCTGTACCCCACTGAAAAAAGACATGGCCACCGCGCAGGCTCTGTTTCAGATGGCCGAGCAGATGACTCAGGTAGCGATGGCGTCCAGCCTCAACCAGCAGCAGCCGGATAACCCGCCGATCTCGACCTACGAAGCGGAGGCGCACGCATGACCACGAGCATCATTCAAACCAGCTTCAGCCGTGGCGAGATTGGTCCGCAGCTCTATGGGCGCGTGGACCTGGCCGCCTACCAGAACGGCCTGCGCCAGCTGAGCAACTTCATCGTCACGCCCTATGGCGGATTCGTGAACCGTGCCGGCTCTTACTTCCTGTCGCAGACGCTGAACAACGAAGTTGCTCGCATGATCCGCTTCAAGTTCAACAACTCTGACGCCTACGCGCTTGAGTTCACGCACCTGGCCATGCGTGTCTATCGCAACGGCGGCCTGGTCCTGAACACTGCCGGCCCGAACATTGGCCTACCGTTCACGCTGGTGACGCCATTCACCCGGGACGAACTGTTCTCGATCAACTTCACCCAGTCCGGCGACGTAATGGACATGGTCCACGTCAACCACAAGCCGCAGAAGTTGAAGCGCTTCGCCCACGATAACTGGACTATCACTCCTGTTTCTCTGGTGCCAAGCGTGGCTGCACCAGCAAGCGCCACAGCAACAACGCCAGGCGGCGGCACCGGGAACACTCAGGTCTGGCGCTATCAGGTCACAGCCGTGCTGGACGACGGCAGCAACGCCATCGAAGAGTCATTACCGGTTACATCCAACAGCGTGACCGTGTTCAACAGCAACATCCAGGCAACGGTGACCTTTCCGGCAGTCGTCGGCGCGGCCTACTACAACATCTACAAGGACAACGCCGGGGCCGGGATTTATGGGTTTGTGGGCAAGTCCACCGCGCTGACCTTCACCGACAACAACATCACGCCAACCAAGACCGACACACCACCAACCGGCACAGACCCGTTCATTGGTGCCGGTAACTACCCGCGCGCCGTGACCTACTATCAGCAGCGCCTGGCCTACGCCTCGACTCTGAACAGGCCGCAAACACTGTGGTTCAGCAAGACCGGGATCTTCACGAACTTCGGCTACTCGACACCGCAAAAGGATGACGACGCTATCACTTGGTCGATGTTCAGCACCGAAGTGAACACGATCATGCACTTGGTTCCGCTGAAGTCTTTGCTTCCGTTCACCGACGGCGCCGAATGGCTTATCCAGGGATCGTCAGCAGGCTTCACCGCCAAGACCATCAACGGCGATGCGCAGTCCTACAACGGTATTGGCCAGCTGCGCCCGCTACTGATCGGCACCAGTGTCGTTTATGCCCAGGAGCGCGGCCGTGAGATCACCGCATTCGGCTACAGCTTGCAGGCGGACGGCTTCAGCGGTAGCACCATCAGCATCCTTTCGCCGCATCTGATCGAGGACTTCAGCCTGGTTGACTGGGATTATCAGAAGATCCCCTACCACGTCATTTGGGCGGCGCGCTCCGACGGCGCGGCCGTTACCTGCACCTACATCCCGGAACAGGATGTCAACGGCTGGGCGCACCAGCATACCGACGGTAAATATCTGTCGATCTGTTCCGTGCCAGAGGGTCGTGATGATTCGGTCTATGCGTGCGTGGAGCGCGTGATTGATGGCGCCACCAAGCACTATGTCGAGCTGTTCGCCAATCGAATTCTCGATCGCTACAACGGCACGGCAGTTATCAGTCACTCCCACTTTGTTGACTGTGGCCTTGTCTACGACGGCACCAACACGACAGCAACCACGCTTACCGTCACTGGTGGTACAACCTGGCAATCGCCGGAACCCCTGACCGCCGTAGCATCTTCAGCGATATTTTCCGCGGGCGACGTCGGAGACATCCTCCAATACGTGCCAACACCGATCGCTGAGCCGTTCCGCTTCAAAATCCTGTCTTACACCAGCCCGACAGCGGTTCAGGTGCAGCCGCTTGGCGTTGTGCCTGCCGAGATCCGGGGCGCAGCCTTCACCGCATGGGCGTTTGCCCGCGACAACTTCAGCGGCCTCAGCCACCTTGAAGGCAAGGTTGTGTCTGTTCTGGCAGACGGCAATGTGGCACCGCAGCAGATCGTCACAGGCGGGGCAATCACCATCCCCGACCCGTCGGCAATAGTGCATATCGGCCTGCCTTACCGCTCGATTGGCGAAACGCTGTCGATCAACATCGCCGGCCAGGAAACCTTGCTGGACAAAGGTGTTCAGGTTTCGAGCGTTGCGCTACTTGTGCGCGACACCCGCGGCGGGAAAGCCGGTTCCAAGGAAAGCGCCCTGTTCGAAATGAAGCAGCGCCATACGAGCGACAACTACGGCAGCATGGCCGCGATCAACGGGCTTGCGGAAGTGAGCATCAGCGACACCTGGGAGAACACTGGGCGATTCCTGATGGTTCAGGACGACCCCCTGCCGATGAACATCATTGCCGCCATCCCGCGTGATGAGATTGGTGGGAAATTATGATTCACGTCAGACGCATGACCGCTGATGACATCGAGCCTATCGCCAGGGAGGCGCGACAGGCCGACCGTGACGAGATCGAAGAGGGTTGCGGTCAAACCATTGCTTCGGCCTTGGCTCTTGGTCTGCGCTCAAGCGTGGCGGCTCACGTCATCGTATGGGGAGATACGCCGCTGGCAGCCTTTGGTGACGTCAGTTACAGCCCTGGCGCCGGCATCGGTATCCCGTGGCTGATCAGCACGAACGCCATCGAGCAGCATCCGCGCGCCTTCCTGAGAATCTGTCAGCCGCTGGTGGCGCAGATGATGGAGCGGCACCAGACACTGGTGAATTACGTCGACACCCGAAACACCGCCGCCATCCGGTGGCTTGAGTGGCTGGGCTTTAGCATGGGCAGCCCTACGCCATACGGGCCAAAACAGCTACTATTTCGGCAATTCCAAATGACCAGGGGAAACTGATATGTGCTGGATGGCTTTGATTCCGTTAGCTGTCTCCGTAGCGGGCAGCATGATGCAGGGGCAACAGAAGTCGGCCGGCGACATTGGCCAGGCTTCTGCCCTCACCCAAAACGCTGCCTACCTCAACCGGGCGGCCAATGACGCGCGCTATCGTGGCGTTGTTGACGCAGATACGCAGCGCGTGCAGACGCAGAACATGATCGGCACCCAGCGCGCCGCCATGGCCGGAAACGGCGGCGTTGTCGACGAAGGCTCAAACGCCTTACTGCAGCAGGACGTCGCTCAATATGGCGAGCTGGACGCCATGATCATCAGCAACAACGCGGCCCGCGAAGCCTACGGATATGAAACACAGGCAACCGGTAACCTGGCCAACGCCAGCACCCTGAAGAAGAACGCCAAAACCGGGATGATGAGCTCGCTGCTTGGCGGCGTTGTCGGCGGCCTTGGCGGTGCATTTTCCAGCGGCATGTTCAGTGGTGGAGGGGGCGCCGGAGCCGGCACCAATGCCGCACTGGGCGGCGCCGCTCGCCTCAACTACAACCAAGCCATCGCTTAAGGGGGAATCATGGCCGTACAAATCCCAACGCTTAATGGCCCAGGTGTACGCACTCGAGGCATTGGCGCGCCGCAGGTGCAGATCGAGCAGGAAGATACGATCGGCGCCAATCTGGCAAAGCCGCTGGTGCAGGTCGCCTCTCAAATCTGGCAGAAGACCCAGGACGACGCAGACACTGCCGCCCTGATGGAGGCCGAAAGCAGCCTGAGCAAGTGGCAGACCGATACGCTGTTCAACCCGGACAACGGCGTTTACACCCGAAAGGGCAAAAACGCGATCGACATCACCAACCAGACGCTGCCGCAGTTCCAGCAACAGGTCGATAACATCAGCAACGGCCTGACCAACGACCGCCAGCGCCAGCGGTTCAACCAGATCGCCAAGAGCCAGGCCGAGCGCTTCAACGGCCAGCTGAACCGCTACGAGTTCGGCGAGCGCCAGGTGTTTTACAAGGAAGCCGAGGACGCCACCCTCAACGCAGCGACAGAAAGCGCTGTGGCGTATTACGACGACCCGCAGCAGGTGGCGTTCTACCAGAACAAAGGCACGCGGGTTATCGCCATGCAGGGTGAGCGAAACGGCGAAGCGCCGGAACTGACCCAAGAAAAGGTGCTGAAGTACAACAGCGGCATCAATACCGCCGTGATCCAGCGCCTGATGCAGCAAGATCCAATCGCGGCCCAGCGCTACTACGCAAAATCCTATGACGGCATGACCGTCGACGACCAGGCACGGGTGACCAAGTTGCTTGGCGATGGCGTGCGTCAGCAGCTTGGCAGTCAGATCGGCGAGGCGGCATACAACGCCGGCACCGTCGGCATCAATGGCCTGTCCAATCTGGTGATTCAGGCCGAAAGCAGCGGCGATCCTACGGCCGTTTCACCAAAAGGCGCCAAAGGCCTGATGCAGCTGATGCCTGAGACGGCTGAGGAAATGGCCAAGGAATTGGGCATCCCCTACAGCGAAGAGCGCCTGACCGCTGACCCGAACTACAACATGGCGCTTGGTAATGCGTATCTGAACAAGATGCTTGGTCGCTACGGCGGAAACTCCACCCTGGCTGTCGCGGCGTATAACGCCGGCCCTGGCAGCGTGGACAAGTGGATCAAGGAGAACGGCGACCCACGCACTGGCGACATCAGCAACCAGGCGTTCATCGACGCAATCCCTTTCAAGGAAACCCGCGACTACACCGGCAAGATCGTCAGCCAGTTAGCGCCATCGGGCGCTTCTAGCAAGCTCGCGGCAGCCACCAGCGCGGCAAACCAGATCAAAGACCCGGAGACGCGCAAGTTCGCGCTGGATCGGATCGACGACCTGAACAAAGCCGATCAACTGGTGATCAAGGCCAACTATGAGCAGGCGGCAGACATCGCGCTTGATCAGGGATACAACGCCATCCCGCCACAAGTGCTGGCCAACATCGGCGCAGAGGACCGCGTGAAGTTGCAGAAGCTGGACGATCACCGCCGCAAGGGAACAGAGCCAGCCACCGACGAAGGCAAGCTGCGCGAATTCCTGTCGATGCCTGGTCCGCAGTTCGGCGAACTGAGCCTGACCCGCGACATCCGCCCATTCCTCAACGATGCCGATTACAAGACCGTGAAAAGCTCGTGGGAGAAGGCTGTGCAGGGCGACTATGGCGACCAGCGCGCAACCAAGGCTGAGAACGATCAGCTGACGATGGTTATGCAGCAGGCTGGGATTCTCACCGGCACCAGCGTCAAGGCCACCACGCCGAAGAACATCGCCGCGCAAGAAAAGTTCCGCACAGCCTATCAAGGCCAGAAAGATGCGTTCTTCCTGTCCAATGGCCGCCAGCCGACAGCCAAGGAATCCAGCGATATCGCCAATTCACTGCTGATCGACGTTCGCCTGCGCGGAACAGGAACATTCAGCGAAACCACCGAACAACTGTGGAACGTGGCGCCTGAGCAGATGCAAAACGCGTATCTGCGCAGCAAGGATATCGGCCTCGACGACATCCCGGCCGGCGACCGTGCGAAGATTGTCCGCACTCTGCGCAGCCGCGGCGAACCGGCGAGCGTGGAAAACATTATCGGCCTGTATGTTCAGGGCATTTCTGAACTTGGAGTGAAAGCACAATGAGCCTTGAAGTTCCGTCGCTCGTTGCACCCGTAGACGAAACCATCCAGCAGCCGACACCTACGCCGCTGACCACTGCAATCCGTGATTCCTTCGACGATGAGCGCACTGACTTCGTCAACAGCCTGAAGACCGTGGCCACGATTGCACCGGCCGAATACGCCAAGGCAAACGCCACCTCACGCATGAGCGGCATCCCGGCCGCGACCCTGTATCAGCAGCGCGATCGCATGGCCGAGCTGGAGAAAGGCAACAAGTACGCGGCGATCTACGACACTTCGCGCAAGACGGCCAACGCCCTGCGCGACGGCAACCTGTCGGCCGTGGCGCAAAACGACCTCGATGCCCTGACTCGCATCGAAGGCGCGGCCAGTGATACCCGCTTCAATGAGCAGAGCCTTGGCGAAAAGATGCTGGGCGCGATTCAGCAGCAGTGGACCAGCCAGGCGCAAGGAACCACGCTTTCTAACGCTCGCGATCTTCAGCGAATTGGCGAACGATTCGATGCAGTTGATGCTGAGATTGCTCGCGCCACCGCTGCTGGCGTGAAACCGTTCCTCGATGCATCAGAGCCTGGCGGGTTTGCTGGCGAGTACCTGCGCAGCACGCCCGAGCAGCGACAGGTCATGCGTGAAAACCTGACAACTCAGCAAGGCGAGTTTGTGGCCCGTGTTGGCGAGCAGCAGATCGAGCTGGAATCGGCGCCGGTTGATCCTGCCGCACGTCAGATCCAGCAGCTGCAATCCGGCGATCAGATCGGCATCCCACTTGGCGGCCTTGATCGCCAGGTGATCGATACCGGCGAAGGCATGAGCAGCTTCGATGCCACGCTGGAAGGCCTGACCCCTGGCTTTGCCGCACGCACCGCACTTGGCGCTGCAACCTCTTCGGCGCCAGCCTTGCTTGCTGGCGCGCTGGGCGGCGGCATCCCACTCGCATCAGCGATCAACTTCGGCACCGAATTCGACGTGAAGCTGGCCGACGTGATCCGCGAAGCCGGCGTGGACTTCAAAGATCCGGCCGCGGTGATGAAGGCGCTGCAAGACGACGAACTGATGCAGACAGCCAGCGACAAGGCCGTGCGCAAGGCTGCCGGCACCACTGCCGTTGACGCCCTTGGCATGATGTTCGCGGGCAAGTTGCTGGCGCCGGCACGCATTGCTGGTCGTCCACTGTCACAAACGCAGCGCGAGCTGGCCAACCTGGCCGTTCAGTTCCCCGTGCAGGGTGTCAGCGAGGCCGCTGGCGAGGCCGCTGGACAGCTCGCAGCCGAAGGTAAGGTGGATGCTGGCGAGGTTCTGCTTGAGGGCATTGCTGGCGGCCTGGGCTCGAGCGCTGACGTGATGGCGTTCGGCGGAAAACGCATGTTCACCACACTGGCCGACGGCCTGTCGAAGTCGCGCCAAGCTCGCGTTGGCCAGCAGTCGCTGAGCGCCGCCGCAACCGCATCTGTGGAAAGTGAGACGCGCAAGCTCGACCCGGGCACCTTCAACCAGATCGCCACCCAGCAGCTGTCCGGCACTCCGCTCGAAACTCTGTGGATTCCTGCCGAAGAGTTGCAGCGCCTGAATCAGAGCGGCGCTATCGACCTGCCGGCGATCATGGCGCAAGTGCCAGGTCTGACTGAGCAGTTCGGCGATGCCCTAGTGCGCGGCGGCAACGTGGCCATGAAGGGCGCCGATTACCTGACATTCCTGGCAGATCACGACGAACAGCTTTCGAAGAGCATCCGCACCAGCGCCGGCAACTTCAGCGCCGAGGACGCGCAAGCCTGGAGCGATCAGCAAGAAGAGCAGCTGACGCAACTGGCCGAAGAGTTCCGCAAAGGCCCGGACGTGCGCGCACAGGCGCAGCAGGACTTCATTGGGCAATTGGTGCAGGCCGGCTTCCGTCGCGCCGATGCCGAGCAATACGCCGCACTGCATTCGTCCGTGCTTAGCAACCTGGCAGAGCGTAACGCGCTGGGCCTGGACCAGCTGGACCGGCAGTTCCCGCTGGACATCCGCAACAAGGCGCCCGAAGACCTGCGCCGTGTGACCATCGATGACGCCACCCTGGCCATCCAGCGCTTGCGCTCCGGCGACATCCCACAGGCCGGTGACATCTTCGGCAAGTCTCTTGGCCAATACCTGCGCGATGCAGGCGGTGTTAGCGATGCAGGCGGCGAACTGGCCGCCCTCGATGCCGACGTAGGCAAGGTCGGACGCAACCGTCTGACCCGTAAAGACGGCGGTATGAGCCTCGACGACGCGGCGATGAATGCCTGGGAGCGCGGATATTTCCCCGGCGTCACCCGCGAAGAAGTAACCCCGCAGCTGATCGTCGACGCCGTGCAATCCGAAATGGCCGGCAATCCGGTCTACAGCACCGAGCAGGAGAACCCGAACCGCGCCGATCAAGCAGACGCCCTCAACCAGCTGCAGGAGTACTTCGACCGCCTTGGCGTAAACCTGTCCGAGCTGAGTGATCAGGAAGCGCTGGCCATCCTGCGCAACCCGCAAGCAGCTGAAGCCGGCGACGTGACGCAGCTGGAACAGGGCGGCAACGATGACGACGCCCGCGGCTACATCAGCTTCAGCCCTCGCGGCCAGTCAAACCGCAAGTTCAACATCACCCTGGGCGACAAGCGCGACCTGTCGACGCTGGTGCATGAACTGGGGCACTACTATCTGGAGGTGATTCAGGATCTGGCCTTGGCCGAGAACGCTCCGCAGCAGATCAAGGATGACGTCAAGGCGATCCGCGACTGGGTTGGCGCCGAAGGCGATGAACCACTGACGACAGAGCAGCACGAGCAGTTCGCCCGCGGCTTCGAATCGTACCTGGCCGAAGGTAAGGCCCCGGCGCCTGAGCTCAACGGTGCATTCGCCCGCTTCAAGCGCTGGATGCTCGCCATCTACAAGCACCTGAGCCGGCTGAATGTTGCGTTGAACGACGATGTGCGCAAAGTGTTTGACCGGATCGTGGCCAGCGATGAACAGATTCAGGACGCTGAGCGCGTATCCGCAGCCCTGCCGCTGTTCAAGGACGCCGAAGCGGCCGGCATGACTGAAACCGAGTTCGCCCAGTACCAGAACAGCATCGAGCTGGCGCACACCGACGCCCGCGACAGCGTTGAAGAGCAGATCACCCGGGAAGAAATGCGCCGTCAGTCGAAGTGGTGGAACGAGCAGCTGGCCAACATCCGCTTGGAAGTGTCCGAGGAAGTCGACCTACAGCCTGAATACGTGGCGCGCAATGCCCTGCGCAGCGGCCAAAACCCTGACGGCAGCGCCGGTGAATTCAAGCTGAATAGCGCCGAGCTGGCAGACCGCTACGGCAAGCCAGGCACGCAGAAGCTGGCCTTCATGCACAGCAAGACCGGCCTGCCGCTGGATATGGCCGCCAACATCCTTGGCTTCGAATCCGGCGACGACATGGTGAAGGCCATGATGGGCGCACGGCCACGCAAGGACGTGATCGAGGCCGAAGCCCTGCGTCGAATGGAGGAGCGCCACGGCCCGAAACAAACCGGTGAGATCGCCGAGCGCGCCATGGACGCCGTGCACAACGAGCGCCGCGCTGAAGTGCTGGGCAAGGAGCTGCGCCGCCTGGCTCAGGTCGGCAACCGCAAGAACGTCACCAGCCAGCAGATCCTGAAGGAAGCCGCGGCCCGCGTGATGAGCGAACGCAAGGTGCGTGACATCCAGCCGATCGAGTACCAGCGTGCCGAGGCAAAGGCATCCCGCCAGTCGTTCGAAGCCTTCACAAAAGGGGATTTGGACGCAGCCTATGAGGCCAAACAGCGTCAGCTGCTGAACTTCTACCTGTACCGGGAAGCGGCCAAGGCTCGCGCCGAGGTCGAAGCCATCACCGACCGGCTGAACAGCTACAACAACACGAAGAAACGTCAGCGCATCGGCAAGACTGGCGGCGATTACCTTGACCAGATCGATGCGGTGATGGAGCAGTACGAGTTCCGCACCGTCAGCCTGCGCCAGCTGGACAAGATGAAGACCTTCGGCCAGTGGTACAACGATCAGGTGGCGGCCGGCAACGATCCATACGTGCCGGAATTCATCCTGAACACCATGGGCAAAACCAATTACAAGGAACTCAGCCTGGCGCAGCTTCAGGAGCTGGATGATTTCGTTGCGCACCTGAGCCACCTGTCCGGGCTCAAGGGCAAATTGCAGGCCAACAAACGGATCAAGGATCAGAAAGAGGCCCAGGAACTGCTGATCCAGGCGATGGTCACCAACCTGAACAAAGGCAAGCCGCTGCCGCTGAACGATTCCAGCCGAACGCTGCCGGAGGCTATGGGCGACTGGCTGTCTGAGGCGAACAGTTCGCTGATGAAGCTCGAGCAGATCATCGACCAGGCCGACGGCGGCAACCCGGACGGCGCATGGTCCCAAATCTGGTGGCAACCACTGGCCGATGCCCAGGCTCGCCGCGACGATATGAACCGCGACATCACTGAAAAGCTGATGAAGGCCACGAACGAGTGGTTTTCCGCGGCCGGTTCTCGCGCTGGCCAGAAAGTGAAGATCAACAACCTCGGCAAGTCCATCGACTACAACGGCATCCTGGCTGTTGCGCTGAACAGCGGCAACGCCGGCAACCTGAAGAAGATGCTCGACGGCAACGGCTGGACTGACGCAGCGCACGCCGAGATCCTGAGCCACATGCACGAGGCTGACTGGCGATACGTGACCAACCTGTGGGAGATCGTCAATTCCCTGTGGCCGGACATCGTCGCGCTTGAGAAGCAGGTTAATGGGATCTCACCCGAGAAGGTCGAAGGCATCCCGGTCCAGACCCCATTCGGCGTGGTCGAGGGCGGTTACTGGCCGCTGGTCTATGACTTCCTGTCGCCGGAATACGCCAAGGTGCAGGCCAACCTGGGCGAACTGTCGCCACTCAACGAGCAGGGCGGCGCCCGGGCAACCACGCCACGCGGCCACACCAAGGCACGGGTTGACGGATTCGCGGCGCCTGTAGTGTTGGACGTGACCGTGATCGCCAACCACCTGAGCGGCGTGATCCACGACCTTACGCACCGTGTCGCCATCGCTGACGCTCGCAAGCTGATCACTGCGCCAACCGTGCGCCAGGTGATGAACGAGCGCATGGGACGCTTCCAGGCTCAGCAATTCATCAACATTCTCGATGGGATCACGAACGACTTGTCACCGGGCAGCGCCAAAGGTGTTGGTATCTTCCGTCGCACCATGAACACACTACGCGGCAACGCGGCCATCGCCTGGATGGGCTACAGCGTCACCACGATGTTCAACCAAGTCGGCGGCGCATCGCAGGCGCTGGAGTACTTCGCACAGAAGGGGCAGCGCAAGCACTACATGCGGGCCCTGGCTAAGTTCGCCATGAACCCGCTGAAGACCCGCGCCGACGTGATGAAACTGTCGGGAGAAATGCGCAACCGATCGATCAACCTCGACCCTTCGATTCGCGAAGCCACCAACCGGATCATTCGCGTGGGTGAAGGCCGCATTGGCACCGCATTCAACGACGTGAAGAACGGCCACGACGCAATCAAGCGCTGGGCATTCGTTCCGATGTCTGTGATGCAGAGCGTGGTGGACACGCCTGTCTGGATGGGCGCCTACGAGGCCGAAGGCGGTGTGAACTCTGGAAACGGCGGCAAGGATGCGATTGATGCTGCAGATCGCGCCGTGCGCCTCACGCAGATGGCTGGCGGGGCAAAAGACCTGGCGCCGATCCAGCACAACGAACTGGCGCGCTTCTTCCTGCTGGTCTACGGCTATGCCTCGCTGCTGTGGAACCGGAACGTCGATATTGCACGCAGCGGCACGCAGGCAATCAAGGAGAAGGACGCGCAGGGAACGCTGGTGGCATTGGAGCGCTTTGTGTACCTGAACATCATCCCGGCGATCCTTGCCGGCGCGATCAAGGGCGCATTGCCGAAGGGAGACGATGACGACAAGGACAAGATGGGCGACACC